CAACATTGGAAATGATTGTGCTGCACTAGATTGCACTGTCATAGGTACTAACGCATTAGGATTCTTAATGCGAATCACACCACCTGCGGTAGAGGTTAATAAATCATCAAGATTAACCTGTCCTTCTACTGCACCTACTCTATAGTTGTTAGTAAGGTATAGGTTATCTAGCATCTGTCTAGTTACTGTTGACTTAATTAGTTGTAAGTCAATAGCTCTGTCTGCTAGGGATTGTCCAAAGAATTTATGTGGTACTGGAATAGGGCAAACGCTGTGGAAAGGAACGTAGTCAGTTTCTTCAGTCATTAACACTTTATTATCCGCATAGCATACGCGGTGTAACTCGGCTATACCATCTTCATCTAAATCAGTTTTTACATAGCACTCATAATACTCAACCAACTCCATTGACTCATCTTCAGTGTTGTTTGTTGGGTAAGGTGCTTCACCTGGACCGTATCGTGCTACCCTTTCTGGAGTAAAGTCTAACGTATCACCCATAGATAACGTAGCTACTACATCCTTATCATAGCCCATTGCTATTAAGTCAGAACGTGTAACTAAACTACGCTGTGCTACAAAGGTAGCATCTTCAATAGTCGTTGCTCTTTTGTCTATAAGGAATTCTTCTGGGGCAACATTCTCTATTTTTATTTTAGAAAAGTCTTTCGTGCGTTTGCATTTTACATTGTAGTAAACATTAACAATAGGAGGCACTTCCATCATCAATGGCATACCCATTTCGTCTGCTACAGGCTGACCTGTTTGTGGGTCAATCATTGGCTGTGGTTCTTGTTCTATAATTTCTTCTACTTCTTCTTGGGCTACTACCTCAACTTCTTCGTCTTGCAAAATCATAGCAAGTTCGTCTTCAGTTAAGTTTTCATAATTTTCTTTTGTGGTATTTTTTTTATCATTCCAGTAGGCTTTTACTACACCAACTTTTTGCAGCAATCCGTCTTTAAACCAATCGTGCATAATCTCAAAGCCATTGTTGTCTTTGTAGAATATGTGATTAACGTATGCTGTTATTTGTTCTGCTAAAGCACCATCGCCTTCATTAACTGGCTCAAACTCTACTGCTTTAGAAGATGAAGTAAACACTTTCATAATCTGTGGTAATGCACCGTCTACTACTTCAGCTACCTCACCTGTAACAATAGAGCTTCTACCTTCTACTTCGTTACCATAAGGCTCACGCAAATAATATTCTAATGCGGTCTGTCTTTCATAGCTGGTTTCAGTTTGAATGAAACCTAGTGAGTCATCAATGTATGATTCAACAATATTAACTAATGTTAAGTTATCGTCTGAATTTACATCCATGCTTTTTTTGTCATATGCCATTTATACTATCCATTTATTATTAGTCACAAGAGGTTTAGTCCATGCTTCCATAGGAGATTCATCCATACCTACAGCCAAATATCTGAACGCATCACTTGCGTGCGATGCCCAGTCATGGAAAGGTCTGTCATGAAATACGTTTCTTTTTTCATCAAACACTCTGCGGTAATTACGCAAAGCATCTAATCCAACTTTTGTTTTATCTGTATCAAACCAGCAACGTGGCAACATTCTTCTAGCCGCTGCTATCCCATCCATTACCGACAGTTTAGTTGCAATAGTAATGTTTAAACCTGCGTCTTCTAACATTTCTTTCCTAGACTTACCTGTGCCTAGTTCTCTTACCGCTACATCGTGCGGCAATATGTGCGTGGCGTGCATATAGTCATGTTCTCGCAGCCAGTTAACATAGTAATCAAGACCTACCCCATGATTTTCAGTAAAGTCTATTAGGCGTATTTCTTTGTTAACTACTTGTGCAACCCATATGCTAGTAGAGTCTGACATACCTAAATCCCAGCCAGTATATGTTCTTGCTAGTTCGTCTTTAGGGATATCTATAATCTGTTTTTTTTCGTCTAAATCGTTTATAATAGAAGAGTAATACGCACCTTCTACTGGAGCATTAAAGCTACATTCAAACTCTTGCTGGTATTTGTCTTCGCCCATCTCGGCACGAGCCGATTTTAATTCGTCTGGATGAAGTATGTTTGTTTCAGAAGATTTAAACTCTAACAGCTTCCAACCTTCTTCTCGCATACCTCTATCACGTAATTCTTTAAAGTGGTTCTGCCCTTTAGGCGTTCCCATTGCTACACAGTAGCCTAATCTATCAGACAATGCTGGTCGTACAATTTCAGTAAATAATGTAGGGTTAATGTTACCTATTTCATCTAGCACACAGCCATCTAAATAGATACCACGCAAACTATCAGGGTTATCTGCACCATACAAACTGATACGCTTACCCATGAAGTCCACTCTTAATTCTGCAATGTTAGCCTTCCCGCCTAACGGTCTTGTGTACTCAAGAAGATAGTCCCATGCGATTCTCTTTGATTGGTTATACGTTGGTGCTATGTAAGCAAATCTTGGATTTGGTTTCTCACAATTTAATGCACTGTGTATAAGTTGATTTATCGCACAGACTGTCTTACCCATTCTGCGGTGGGCTACCACTACAGTGAATCTGTTTTCTTTTACTAACTGATGTATTTTCTTTTGTGGCTCTCTAGCTTTATAGCCAGTGCTTATTTGTTTTTGTGCCATACTCATGCGACTCCTTTCGGGTCATCGCTCCTGATTAATATTTTATTAAATAGTCTATTGCTTTTTTTAGTATTTTTTTATTGTCTTTAAAGTAACCTAAACCACTATTACAATGCTGACATAATAGTTTTCGTACTTTTTTTGTTGTGTGGCAATGGTCTACAAAAAGCTTACTATCGTCATTATGTGTTTTACATAAGAAGCAGCATTCTTTTTGTTTTTTAAGCATAACCTCATATTCTTCTAATGAGATGCCATATCTATCTTGATAGTTTTTATTGCGTACTTTTTCTGGATTGTTTGCCCTCCAGATTTTTAATCTTTCTCTAGTCTTTCTGTTAATAGACTTTTTATCTACCATTTTACCTTGTTAGCCCAATAGGCTGCTGACATCTTACCTTTTGCTATATTCTTTGCGTGTCTTGCTTTAAATGAGTCGCTTCTTGTTGTTTTCTTTTTATCTCCAGACACACCTTGTTGCCCAAATCGTATGAGTTTTTCTTCATCACCTTCTTTTGCTAGTACAGCGTGTGACTTTGTCTTGTGTCCAGGAGTGCGTTTAGGTTTGTTGTAACCACTAAATGTTTCACTACCTTTTTTAATAGCCATTACACACAATCTCCTATTGCTTCAAACCATCTCTTTAGTTCTTCAAGTTTATCCTCATGAGCTTTTGGCTCTGGTTCAGATGTACTCTCCACGTTGTATCCTTATCGGTCCGATGTTAATTAAAAGATATGATATCGGGTCTTTTGAACCGTCCTCAAACTCTAGTTCCGCTTCATAAAACTCAAAGCCAAATCCGAAGCCCCAGTATATATGACAGGACCACATTATGAAGTCGTTTTTGTTACCAAATGTACAAGAATATTTCTATCTGCATCACCTTTAGTAGAAGTTATCTTAAAGGTAAAGTTAGTGTCTGACCAAAAATTCGTGTTTACAGAGAACTCGTGCTTTTCTCCTGTTTCAATGATAGCGGATTTGTGTTGGTTGTCGCAACTAGAATCAAACTCTACGCTCCACATTCTACCAGCGTCTAGTGGTTGGTCTGTTTCGGTAACCGTTACATAGAAGTGCACTTTTTTGCCGCCCGTACCTTTAGTAACTTGGTATTCCCAGTGACCAAATTCATCTAGCTCTACCCATCTATCTTCATTATCAGAGCCTAAAACATTCCAAGAGTGTCCAAGCCAGTTTGTTAGTTTTTTTAACATGCTTATCTACCCATCCTTTGTCTTACCATTTGGTCAAATAAAGAATCATCACCACGTTGAAGTTGCTGACCTGTTCTTTGTGACCTTAAAAATTCTTGTTGCTTTAGCATCTCTTGCTGTGCATAAGCTGCTTGTCTTGCTGCTATTTCTTTATCAGATAATTGCATAGGAGGTGCGGTCATTCCATCTGGGTCGCCAGAGCTTACTTGTGATGGGTTAGTAATGAATCGTAATAATTCATTTACTGATATATTTCCTACACCACCTGATGGAGCATTGTTTCTCATACCCATAACCTCATTCATATAATTATTTCTTTGAGCGTTTTGGAATCTTGCT